CTTGAGTATGGGCAAACCGACGGCCTCTGGTCGCCGGAAAGTCACACTCAAGCTAGCTCTTCCGATCACACAGGATGTGGTGGTTGGTGGCGTGTCGAAGCCAACTGTTGTTCGATCGATATTCGTATCGATGGAATTCCAGTTTGAATCGACAAGCACCCAAGAAGAACGCGCTGACTCGCACGCATTCGCCTATAAGCTTTTGGCGGATAACGTTGCGCTTCGTGCGATCGACTACGTTGAAGGTCCTTGGTAACTTGGACGTTCAACGTTCCACGGGCGGTATAACAATGATCGTTGTTTGCGGAATGCTTTTCGCACTCTTCGCTATTTGTTTTCTCGCCTACCTCAACGCGTCACAAAATCAATTGACGCGTGTCATACAAGGAAGTCCTTATGACGAAATCCACAATGTTCAACGTGAACACGATGGTTATTCCGACAGACTTGACGTCTCAACTCATACAAAAGATCATGTCGCTCCAGTCGTCCGTGAAAACGGATTATCTAAAAGCGACATTCCTTTCTAAGTATGTTTCTCCAGACACTGCACCGGCAGATCATCGCCGGAATTCTGCATTGTTTAAATGGCTCTTAATCGAGCGGGAGAATGAAGCTACAAATGATAGGTTAATTTTAACTCACGAGGAATATAACATTCTACCTCGTGTTACCTATGGTAGCTTCGTTGAGTTTTGTCGCAACCTCATATGCGATATTATCGGCGAAACGCCACCAGTGGAGTCCTTAATAGGGACTTTCTCAGGCGGTGCGTCCACAAGTCGAGCACGTACTCGGAGCCACCCGGCTTCCAAGTACCTCGGAGAAGCACACGTTACCCCGCCATGTCTGGAAATCTTCTCTTCGTTAGTCGAGGAGCTACCAGGCTGGATTGGGGCTTGCGAGCTGGCATTAAAACCAGTTCGCGGCAACGTGTTCTTTACTGTTCCCAAGAACGCGGATATTGATCGTTGTGCTTGTAAAGAGCCCGACATCAATATGTTTGTTCAAAAGGGCATTGGAACCTTCTTTCGAAGGTCTCTTCGTAACCATGGAATCGATCTAAACGATCAGTCAATAAACCGACGTCTAGCTCATGAAGGATCAGTGACAAAGGAACTCGTAACCCTGGATTTGTCCAGCGCTAGCGACTCCGTATCATCTGAACTGGTTTTCCAGCTCCTTCCTATTACATGGTACACCCTACTTGACGCTGTGAGGAGTCAAGTTACCGTCATTGACGGTACTGAACACCGTAACCATATGTTCTCGTCGATGGGCAATGGTTTTACTTTTGAACTGGAGAGTTTACTCTTCTACGTTCTTAGTAGAGCCACTGCTTTCTTTACGGGTACACGTGGTATGATATCGGTCTATGGTGATGACATAATATGCCCAATGGGCATGTCTGAAGCTCTCATGGTCGTCCTTACATACTTCGGCTTCTCTGTTAACATGGAGAAGAGTTGTATAACAGGCGATTTACGTGAGAGTTGCGGAGGTCATTATTCAAATGGGCTCGATATAACTCCTTTCTACATTAGGGAGCCTATCACTACACTTCCTGGGCTCATCCACGTAGCTAATCAGCTACGTGAATGGGCTTTCGTTGAGGGTCTCGCGATCCTCGATCCGGAAGTAGAGCCGATATGGCTATGGCTTAAAAGCCATATTCCTAATGTTCTTTGGGGGGGTGGAGATACCGCATACAAGTACCAACTTGTATCTCTGGACTCGCCTAAGTGTCGCCTCGCAGAGGAGACCAAGGGCTATAGTACAGAGCTAGGTGGTTACTTCCACTGGCTTAATGCCACATGGGATCGCACTAGGAGCTCCTATGTTACTCGCTTTGAGGATGGCTCTATCCACGTTTTATATGTGGATGGTGTTTCAACCTCTCGCAAGACCATAGGGCAAGGCCGATTTAGGCTACGCCCGGTGCGAAATTTAGC